CCATTCTATGCAAAGATACTAATTTTTACGGATAGCTTTTCATTACCTCTGACTCTATAGCAAAGAGTTCAACTGAAGTTGTACTTGGATTTGTAAGTGTAAAAATTAATTGATGACCTAACATACCGTTTACTTCAGCCTCAATATTTTTAATGTATAACATATATGGGTCTGCAACACCTATCGTTTGTGCACCTGTTATACTGGTATTAGCAAACAATCTATTTATACCACTTCTTAAATCTACTTCGATATTAGTTATTTGTCCTGCAAATTTTACAGTAGTATAAGCTGGTTCAGAAAAGTAAAGATAATCCCCTATACTAACTATATCGCCAATAGATACCAGTGGGTTTACAGAAAAGCTTACAGTAAGGACATTGTTTTGTAAATTCCATCCAGAAGTTTTTCCAATACCATTAGCAGACCTAAGTGCAAATTCATTATCAGGCGCTGGTATTTGATTTGTTTTTCTAAGGTATGCAAAGTATGCGCCTTCTTTCTTTTCAAACCATCTGTAATCAACATATCCTTCGTCCTGAATATCTGTCTTCGAGTTAACTGTCCACGCAGAATCTGACTCTAGGTTTATAGTTTTAAATATTTTATTTTCTAAAGGATTTTGATTAAACACACTTGTTATTTGAGAGTCATACTGCTGGCCATAATAATTATTCCTCACCTCATTTGTGTTGTGTTTATACAAATTTCCACCTTTAAAAGAATATAAATAATTATTCATACCCATCATATATTCTGGTATATAAGAATAAAATGAGGGCCATCCTTTTACACTGTCAGCATACGTTAAAGTATATTCCGTTGTAACCGGTGATGGCACAGGAGGAACTGTACTTGGTGTAGGTGGTGTAGGTGGAGTCGGAGCAGGTGGCGTTGGACTAGGTACACTACAAGTGGTCGAGTTATAAATTAAATTATTCTGACCACCCATATATCCATGATAGTAACACTCATAACTTATAGTTCCATATCCCCCTACTACTGTTATAGTTACATCGCCCCAATAGTAAGTATATGTGTTTCCATCTAACCCAACTTTTGGCCCTACGGTGTTTGTTCCTGTATAGGTTATAACGTTAGTCAAGTTAAAGTTTTGTATAGCAATAGGATGAGCAGATGGCACGTTTTTCAATACATACGTACCTACATTTGTACCGTATGTTCCGTAGTTTCCACCAAAAACAAACTTATTACTACCGCTAATGTTTTGTATAGTTACTTCGTTCTCTGCACCTAAACAATAGTCAGGAGTAGGTGTTGGCGCTGGTGTCGGAGGACTTGGGGGCACAGGTGGTACAGGTGGTACAGGCGGAGTAGGTATGGGACTAGGCGCATAAGTTCCACAATCTGTATTACAAGGTACATCTATAATTTCTGTTATTCCAGATATTGAATTTCTTCTAACTGGTTGACCATCATATCTAGTATTTGACGTGTCAATACAAGGTGTGGCAGTTTCTCCTTCTAAAAGAGTTACTCTTTGTACTGTTCCATTACAACAAACAATCGACCATCTACATTCCCCTCCTTGTGCTCCAATGGGACACGTTAACTCGTAGTTTAAACACGCCATAAATATATATATTTAATTACAAATTTACGAAAATTTATTGGTGCTAATCAATAAAGCCCCATATCCCCGTTTGATGATGTTTTGTAAAACAAATACCATGTGAGTTGTTATATAAATTAGCAGGTAATATTTCAATCTGTTGCTTGTCTTGCTCAATAAAATTAGATAGCGCTATTGGGCCAACAGTTTTTCTTACTATTGTACCTCTTAGTTCTTCTTCGTAATCAGGATAAGCTCTCACTGCTTCAAGGTTTTCAATAATATTTTTTCGGGAGTATGTCAGAAACCGTGTCCAAAACTCTGACGGAGGAGAAATCATTAGGCTGTTTTGAACCACCTCATCAGCTGATGAAGCTCCGATAATATAAATCTTATTTCTATCTATTTGGTTTATAAAAGGAGATATCAATTCTATATCCATATCTACGTATGCTCCCCCTATCTTTTCTAATATTAAACTCCTAACATAATCAAGCTTAAATATTTTATGCAGGATATCCAAAACTTTAAAAAATTCTGGGTCATTGCATTTAATAAACTCATCGATTTCAGTGTCATTCCACACTTTAATACAGCAATGTGATTTCTTCCAGGAGTCTAAACAGTAGTGCCATTTTTGAGACCATTTGGATTTATCTTCAGGAGCTAGGAAGTGTAAAATCATTTAATTTGTAATGTATATAAAAGTTTCTAAAGAAGTTTCCGCCAAACGGTTCTTTTCTTGCGTGCTCACACACAGCAGATTCATACAGTATCATATCCCCTGGCTGCGCATAAACTTTATACCACTCCCCATCGTGCCCCTGTATGTCTAATGGCCAGTCATCTGCGTATTTTTTGTTTTGACATCCACAAGTCAAGTCTTTGTCAACTATAATTATTGATGATATGTGATGTGTCTCAATTCTATCTGTGTGTTCAGTTAAAGTAGAACCTTTTTTATAAGACCTAATACCATAAATAAAACTAGGGTCAAGTTTTCTACCACAAAAGTTTTCGTGCACATCTTTTAGTTGTTTATGGAGTATATTTTTAACTGTAGGTAAACTATCAAAACTTAGCAGCGTTGTTTCCCCTGGCACATAATGGTCTTTACCATCAAAGTCTTCCTCTACTTCTTTTAATTTTAATAGCTCATAACACTCTTTAATCAAATTCCACATATCGCTTGGACATTTTATTAATTCAAAACCAAGGGGTGTTAATTTAGGAAGCGGTAAGTCGGATTGTATAACATTATTGTTAACTTTAACTACTTTGCTTTCTAAAACTTTTTCCTCTTCCACTACTTCAGTTACAGGTTTTTTTGTAAGCTCTTTATGTTTTTCTTCATCACCAGCACCATCCCATCCATTTTCTCTCCACCAAGATGTAACAATATATTTCTTACCAGACACAACTGGTTGCCCTTCATGAAGCATATCATCTACAGTGACACCTTCCATCATATTTTTCCACCAAAGCGCTTTTCCTTTTTTAGATTTAATTGATTTAGATAGATTTGGAAAATTAGTTTCACCGCCTTCAAAGTCATCATTTAAATATATCATTAAAGTATGTGTTCTATTCCCAGATGATAAACAGTGCATATCATACGCAGGCCCAGTAAAAAAATCATGATGAGGTTTAAAGTATTGTCCTGGTTCATACAGCTGACCTTGTAAAGATTCTCCTTTACTTATTGGTAAATTTAAATGGTCGGCTATTTTTTTATGAATACTTTTAATTATGACATTATTAGAGTCTAAATTTGAAGTGCTTGATGTTCTATGGTCTGTAATATCAGAACGGTCAGTACCACCTACCACTACAGATGAGCGGGTATGGTTTGCGTCTATCATTTTGATTAGTTCATCACACTCTTCATGTGTAATAAAGTTTGGTATTTCGTGCATTAGATTTAATTTAATTTATGTAAAGTTATTAAAATTATTGTTGCTGACAAATTAGACACGGCCCAAATTGACCATTAGACCATTCCCTATAATATGAGCCGTTAGCAACATAGGTGTCGGCAACTGAATTGCTACAGTTTGCATCAGTTCTAAAAAAGTTAGATGCTTGACAAAACGATGAATTATTAAAGTACATTGTTTCAAAACGTAATGGATTACAAGCTAACGTCGGTGAGCTTCCTGTAGACATATTGTTTATAGCAAAACAAGTTGGTGTAGGTGGACTCGGTGGCGGCGTAGGCGGTGTAGGTGTAGTCGCTTGACATAAAGAACATGAAGCAAAATCATCATAGTTTGAGTATAAAGCACCAGTGCTTCCTCCAAGAGTTGAATATTGATAACAAATACCAGATATCTTTAATACATTAGGGAAAGTTGTTCCCGAAGGTCCGCTCACATAAACAACAGCATCAAAACCATCACAATCTAAATATTGTGCATATACGACAGCAGGTACTGGCGGCACAGGAGGAACTGGCGGCGCAGGTGGAGGACTACAATTTGTTAAACTTCCACATATACCTATTTCAGTTGTAGTAACGTTACAGTAACTAGTACCTCCTAAAGCCGTAACTTCCCAACATCTTGAACCATCAAATGTAGTTCCACATCCGCTTCCACTTCCTGTTATTTTAAATGCTACTCCTGTTGTTGAAGCAAAAAAGTTTACGGTAACATTATAAGTTGGCGATGTTGTGCCACACTCTCTAATTTCCACATCTGTCGACGTAGGTGTAGGAGGAGGAGAAGGCGGTGGTATTGGTACTGGACTAGGTGCAGGAGGACATCCTGTTTCTGTTCCTACTGCTTGTACGTTACAATCACCTTGGCTATATGTTTGACCTGCATCACCCGCATATCTATAGAAATAATATATATTACTTGCACTTTCAACAAACCTTTGGTCAAAGGTAGG